AATGGCGATTTGTATTATTGGGATGATTATAACAATTTAATAGAATTAATAGATTAATATTTAAACCCTCCTATTGCGGAGGGTTTAAATATTAAACATTTACTTTTATCTTGGAATACCGTAAACGCCCAAAGTATAGATAGCGTCAAGCGTCGGGTGTGTACTACTAAATGCGTGGTCAATAACATTAGTACTAACCGTGATGTGCGTATCATCAACTATATCTAGTTTGATTGATATTGTTGACACAGTGTTTGTCGCCCCATCTTTTAAAATTTGTTGACAACCGACATATTTTTTCTTGTCATTTCTATAAGCAAACAAAGGGCTAACGCCTGCGTTTGTTTCGATGTATAAAAATCTGTAATTTGTCAAGCTGTCGCTAAGTGTAACACTTGAGTTTTTAACGCTACCTGTCCACAGTGTCACATCTTTATTCACGTTATCAGCTTTAGCACTGGCATTATTAGCAGTCAAAAGTGCGCTATTCGCTGTCTGCTGTGCGTTGTCTGCTTTTCCATCTGCCGAGGTGGCTGTGTTTTGCGCTGTTTTTACACTCTCTTTCAAACCTGTAACATCTGTCTGTAACGTTGTAATAGCGGTTGTGTGTGACTTCACAGTTTTTTCAACTTCACCAACTCTAGTAATTGCGCTTCCTGCATTCTGTGAAGCGGTGGTTGCCTTATCATCTGCACTGTGAATACCTGCATCGATTTTAGACATATCAGAATTGTAATCCCCTAAATATGTCGGCTTGTCAGTACCGATATACTGGCTTAAATCATAATAATTTGTTTTGTTTGTTGAACTCATAGTTTAAAAATCCTCCTTTAATTTATAATTTTAACGCCGTTTTTGCGTTACTGTCAAATGTGTAAGCGCTTAAAGCTTTAGACTGGAATGCTGTTACCGTCAATAATAAAGCGTCAAACTCACTAGCAGTAATTGGGTCGTTGAAATGCAACTCCGCAAGTTTGTAAATTACATCTTGGTAAAAAACATAGTCACCTGTAAATGGGTCATGCATATATAAGTTGCTATCTACTCTGAATCTTTTTGCGCCGTACAAGTCAAACTCTGTACAGTTAATTGATAACCCGTCAAATTCTTTACAACTTAAATTCAAGGAATCAAACTCGTTACAGGTCAAAGCATAATAACGTAGATTATCATACATATCAGCTAATGCTTGGTTCAAACTTGTACGATATCCCCTAACAGGGTTAAGCACTTCCATATTATTTGGTACATAATCATTGATATAATCATAGAGTTTTTTAACTTCTGTGTCGATATGCGCTCTTGTCTCAGCGTTTAAATCATATATCAGAATGTTTAACGTACTGATTTTATCAAGTAAATTTGTCTGCACTTTATTGATTTTTTCGTCAAGCTCATTATCTCTAGTGTCCATATCATGACGGATATTTGCTTCCACTTCCGTGATATGGTTGTAGATATCACGGTTAAGTCCGTTAATATACGTTTTCAACTCTGAAACTTTTTCGTCAGTGTACTGTTTGTACGCGTCAGTAAATCCGTTGATAGCGTCTATACACTCATTGACTTTATATCCAATATAGCACAAGCATTCATAATAACTTTGCTTATTACTGTACACGCTAGGAACGTCACAGCAAAGTAAAGGAACTAAAGGCTTTAATTCATTTTCCATACATCTCACCTCCTTTTACCAAACTTTTAAGAATAAATCACGACAAGCTTCTACAAGTTCTCGATTGATATTCTGTATTTGCTCACGATATTCTTCGATTGCTTCGCTTGTTGATTTTCCTCTTAATCCTATTTCTTTTGTATCTCTGTCTCTTTTACTGTCTTTGTTGTCGTTTCCTGTATGTTTATTGTTTGCTGTTGTAGTCGTGTTATTGACAGTTTCGCCTCTACTCATAGCACTTGCGTAGTCTTGTGTAGCTACGGTGACTTGTGGATTGTCACTATCAATATTTTGGTAGTTTTGATTGTTTTTTACCTCGCTGTTTCCTGCATCTGTCGAGTTAGTTGTTGTTTTTTCGTTTCCTTTTTCTGCTTCTGTGGTTGTTATATTTACATTTGTAAAAGGGTTATCGTTTTGAATTGCATCATACAATTTTGTATAATACGGTGTCAATTCATGCATTTTTGACATAAAAGCAGTTTTCCACATTCCTAGAGTTTCAAACCCTATATAATTATTCCAATACCTAAATAAAAAGTATGTCTTAAAAGTATATAAATCTTTTCTGTCATCAGAATAAAACGGGAAATCAAAGTTGAAGAATTTGTCTTGTGTTTTATCTATGATTCTTTGCACAGATAAGTCCATACTCCATAGTTCTTGTCTAGGGATAAAGCTTTCACAAATATCTTTAACTGTAGTAGTGTATTTACTCAATCTCGTCACCCTCTTTCCCTTTTTGCATATACTTGTCGGGTACATATCCATTTAGCATAGTAGGCAATTCACTATTGAAATCTACCGTTACATTAAGATTCCATAATTCATTGATAGCATTTGCACACCTTCTTCTTAATGTAAGACCAACATTTCGGTTTGCTTCAACCTGTCCGTTATTGCCTGCTGTCTCGCCAGTGACAAGGCGTTCGCCTTTCTCTACAGGATTGCTTTCATATCCTAAAGATGTCAGTACCTGTGACCATAAATCCCTCAACTCCTGTTCACATTTATCCACTATATAAGGTGCTTCCATGTTCAAAGCTTTAATATCTTTTAAGTTTAACGAGTCGGACAGCTTTATAATAGGTAAATAGTTATCGTACTCTTCGCCTACAACTTCAAAGCTCAGTTTTTCGTTGTCTGAGGAAGAAAGTGCAACAGGTGTACGCTGTGCATACATATTAATACATTTTGTTTTCCAAGTGTTCGCCATAGCATCTGCATACATTAAAGCTTTATAGTAATATGGCATAGTTGAGTAGTTATTCCATAATATACAGCTGTTTTCTTTTCCATATTCTTCAATATATCCGTTTGCTGTATAAGCGATTCTATCTTGAGGAATATTATAAATATCTGGTAAACCAGATAATGAAACATTCATGAATGCATATCCTGCAATATCGTCCTTGATAAATACACCCAAACCACGCCAAAATAAGGTTTGTTCAATGTACATCGGTAAAATTTCTTTGGGTAGATTATGCCATTGATACCTGTTTACAAATATATCGAAAATATCATAAAAAAAGATAGATTTGATTGTTTCAAAATCACTGTTTTTCTTTTTATTTATATTTCGTTCAAAAATTCGTAACGGATTTTTCATATATATGCACCTCCTTTAGTTATTTGATAAACCGTAATTCCCTATATCGTCAGTATGCCACAAGGTCACGCCATTGTCAAATATATTTCTCAATTTTTTCAATTGGTCTAAATCAATATCACCAGTAAATCCGCAATGAGATGTCTTTACGTAATTCCAATAGGCTCTTGAGTGTAAATAAGGGGTAGCGATTTTATTAATTGGATACCCGAACTGTTCAAAAAAGCTGTCTGCCATTTCTGCAAATTGCCTTTTACATGACATCTCGTAGAAGTCAACGCCACACTCTTTGATACCTGTCAACACGTTTTCCGACAAAGCTTTTCCATGTGTAACCCCAGCGTTTCTGGCTCTGTCTGTCTGATTGGCTAACATTCCAAGAGCGTCCCAAAAAGCGTTGGTTGTTTTACCCAGTCCATTAAGACCTCCCTGTAAACTTCCACCAGCCAATCCAGCAATAGCTGTACCTGTCCCTATGGTAGCATCAATGGCAGTATGGACTTGTGATAGGGCTATAGAACTTTTGTTTTGAGCTAGCCATGCGCGATATGTGTCAGAGGAGAACGAGCACATTGGAAAAGAGGAGTTAATAAGCGCTTCATTCATTAGTCCATGCCCTAATTCTTCGCGCGTCTTATAGTTTTTAGGTGCTGTGAGAACTTGTGGCAATGTTGCGATTGTCCCGTAGCTGTCAAATTCGAGAGATTTATCTCGGTTGTAACTGTATTCATATCTATATATATGTGTGTTCCCTTGATTGTTGTCAGCTAGACAGAATAACCATGGGTAGGAGTATAACTTTTTATTTTTTGGTTTATAACCCTCAAAAACATTGTCAGATATCTGCATACTTGTTATTTTAGGCTTGATTTCTTTCCCTCCTAGAGCAAGTGTACATAATTTTGGAGACATGAACAATCCTACGACGGCATCTTGTGCGCCTTGATTGTTATAATCTTCTAACAGTGTGTTAATTCCTTTTAGTCCCTCGTCTGTGGTTACATCATAATGCCCTATACTGCCCCAACAATAGACTCCATTTTCCACACGACCCTCAAACCAACTTTGTTCCGCTGTTCCTCGTGTTACAAAAGCGCAACACTCTGTTGGTGTCAAGTCTAATTTTTTATGTCTTGATACAATTGTTTCACCTGTTTCAAGATTTACAGGTGTTAGGTTTCCACCTATCTCGTCTTTACTTCTTGGGATGTGATGATACTCAACAAAGCATGGCTTAATATTTGCATCATAAAAATTATTCTGAAAAACATCTAAAGAAAAGTTAATTCTAGTTGTTTTTTCTGATAACCACTCAATCGAATCAATGAAGCAAAATACCCATTCATTAGATATCCCACTATTCTGAAAAGCTAAATAATTGAGATTGAGTGATTTCATCTCTGTGAACGGCACACGGATATCGTAGTTTCCTATTCGAATCGGTGCAAGGTGTGACAAATCAACACCGTTGATATGTTTACGATACAACTCTAAATGGTTCAATAAGTCTTCTTTTGAGTTGTATAATCTAACATGCTCGTATTCGTCCGACCACGGTACTCCGCTGTATAATCTTAACTTTGTTTCGGGGTTGCGTGGTGCAACCCCTCCTTGAACTGGTAAATTTATCATTCAATTATGACCTCCCTATCGTGGGTAGTTATTAATTCTTTATCATTTATTAGCTTAATGGCTACTTTAGTTTTAATAGTTTGTTTCTTATCACAAGGTTTAAATAATACAGCGTTTAAACGGTTATCTAAATAGTAATATGATGTATCTCTATCCCAATGTAAATTTGAGCCGTCGTTGTTGTATATATCAGTAAAGTACAAATCTTTAATTAAATCGTTTGGGATAAACAAATTTGTGTTATTGGCTAAACCAAGCTTATTCTTATTATATTTATTTAATTTTAGTTTAAAAGATGTAACATAGTCATAATAATCTATAGATTTAATACTATTAATTACATCTGTTTCGTAAAATTTGCTGTCTTTGTGATAGTCTCGTCTGGTCTGTAGATTGCTTTCAACACAATCGTTCCTGTCTCGTCTGCTCCCGTATGAAGCAAATGTGTACCAGGGATGACATATGTCTTTGCAGACGTTGCTCCGCTGTCTACTTCAAGGGTAACTAAATTCTGATGATATGTGCCTTTTCCAGCTGTGACTGTAACTTCAACTTCCTGTGTCTGTCCTGCTGTGTATGTTCCTGCTGTTATGGACAAGGTTGGTTTTTCAACCACTTCGTCTGTTGTAAATACGCGAATTGGGTAGAAAGGACTTGCACTGACCATTTCCACCTGTGTATAGAAGTAATTCCAAGATAAGACGTTTGCAAGTCTTTGGTCTGTCATCTCTTTGAACTGGTCGCGGACATTGAAGAATCGCACATCACAAAGAACTCCCTGTATAGCGCTATTTGCAAACTTGTCTACAATCACGGTCTGAACTGCCACGTCTGCTTTGTCCATATGGAACGCATACGCTAAAGCATCAACACTAATCTGTGCGTTAACTTCTGGTGTTGTAATCCAAATCAAGTTCGTTGGCATAGCGTGTGACGTTGCTCCTGCCGGGTTGTTTTCCGGTAATGGGAAGCCAAACTCTCCGACAGCTCGCTTTACCTCAATCAATAACTTTTTCGCTGATGCTTCATCTACAATCGCGTCAACAGTCACTGCTGGAAGTACCTCTTTTTCATACCCCACATTAATTAAATCACGCATAGCGAGATACTCGTCCCAGTTCGCGCCTGTGATAGCGCTTTCCATTTTAGCCATAATCATATCACGGATGCCATACTCACTCGTAAAAGCTTTTCTCAAATTGTCATATGTAACCGTGACTGGGTACTGAATCTCAAGATTGACATTATGGAACACGCTCATGATGTAAGACTGATACTGCTGAAAAGCGAATTTAAAGTCTGCCTGTGAATCATAGACACGACCTTTGCACATATTTACATAAGTTTCTTCGTGTGTCTCTCCATAGCGCATTGGCTCTTTCTTAAATCGTGCTAACGGATTTCTCCACGCGATACTGTCCACCGTCTGCATACCGATGCGGTTAATTAATGATGGTACAATTTCATTTCTTACTGGCGCATAATTTAAAATGTTATCATAGACAGCCTGTAAATTGTCTGATACTTCTGTTGGTAAATGGTTCTGCACCTCAAAAGACAATTCCTCTCGCACGGCACTTAATATATTTGCGTTTGTTGCTTTTGCCATTATTTAGACCTCCTTACTCTGTTTTCCCGTCAAAGTCTAAATCTTCAACGGTGATTTTTTCTTCTTTTTCATCTTTCTTTTCTTCGCTGCCCGTGTTAGTGGCTGACTCTTTCATGCGTTCCTTAAAACGCTTTTTATACTCGGCTTCGAGTTTCATGTACTTATCTTTCCATTCACTGTCCGTTTCACCGCTTCTATCTTCGGCGAATGTCTGTAGAACTTCAATTGCGTCTCCATGTTCTTCCACGTCAGCAGCCGCGTCAATTAATTCGTTTAAAGCTTCATTAAAATCCATGTAAATATCCTCCTTTTTTACTTATTACACTTTTACAGTTTTAATTATATCACCACGGCATAAAAAAGTAAAGAGGCATTTTTTTCTTTTTTCCGTGTGGGTGTACTGGGTATGGCGATAATGTCTGCAAATACGCGTACCATTTTAACGCATTCTTTTTTCTATCCTCTTCTTTTTCCACGCCTGCACGCTCAAAATTTTTTAAAAATACGGACGCTAAATAGTCCGGTTCTTTCGTGGACTTACGAAACTCTTCCCATGATATCGGATATTTTGCTGTTTCTATCCATTGCCCACTGCTTACGGTTTCTTCATCAAGCCATACGCATTGATAGTAACCATCTGTGATATCATACCCATGAGCGGTCGCCCAATCTGTATACACGGTTGCCGGAGTCCATTGAACTAATCCGTAACCTCCATTATAGTTTCCCTCTTTTAGTGACTGCCATAATTCGGGATTGATATTGGATTCTATCTCCATATTTCCCAACATTCCAGCGATTGCATTAAGTGTAAAATTTTTGAAAAACATCGTGCTATAGAACACATAAGCATTGTTCTTCATTTCATCTTCTGTAAGATAGCGGTTTCCATGAATCCATTCAAGGGGCATTCCTGCACTATCACCATAACGATATATCTTTGACCACGCAGACGGTTTGGAAACATATGTATTAATGCTGACCTGTTCGGGTAATGGGTAACGTCCACTGTGCGCTCCCATGGTAATACCGCCATTTCCTGCACCTGCCCCCTGATAGACCATTTCTGTATGTCCGCTACGCCACACGATGTCCCCAGCTTGCCACGCTTCATTAATGTTGATTTCTTTGAATCCAGCTTGTAATAAGTATCCCTCCTCTGTCCTTGTGGTGAACCATGGGTTCACTGAAAAGAACCCTGCTTCTGTAAGTGCTTTTGAAATAAAAGAGCTACAGTCATAATAAGTAATACCGTTCACGGTCTGCCCTCTTCGGTATTGCTGAGAATATCCAATGTTGGGAGCATTGCACGCATTGACTGCCCACTGATAGGCTACATTAATATTTGGCATTTGCTACCCTCCTTAAAATGTTTCACGTGAAACATTTTGTTCCACGTAAATAAAATTAAACCATATGCAACATATCTTTTGCGTAAACGAATTCACGCCCACAAGCACGTGCCAGTCCACCTCCAAATGTTCCAGGGCACTCTACCCCGTTCGGGTCTTTTCCTTGCAATAAACATAATATTTCAAGTGCTGTCACAAGAAACTGTGTTTCTCCTCGCTTTACATAATGTCTACCTGCTTTTGCTCTTGTCTTTTTACCGACAATCCCGTCCTCCGCAATAGTGTCCCCGTAATCTGCGTTCATTGCCCTTTGTACTACACGGACTGCCATTCTTTTTGTGTCTCTCCCCACGATTCCATCAACTGCAATTTGATGCTGTGTAAAATTAATCGCGTGTTGCTGACCCATGGCAATCAGTTCGTTTCTTGAGATTACGTGCGTTGGCGGACTCTGTGGGACATTAGGTATAGCACTTGAAGCTCCATAGTCTTTGTACACGTGGTTCACATCACATCGCCCATTAATACCGTCGACCGTGCCATTACTGGAATATTGCCAAATATCTACATTGTCTACACCTAACGCATTCGCATAACGTGCAATCCACAAGTCATATCCCCATGTCTCACCAATGTAACTCTCATACCAGGATTTGCTGGCATAGATTCCAGCTTTATATCCATGCGCCAGCATAGCATCGCAAAAGCGCTTTGCGTTGTGCTTTGCTACAGACTGTGTTCCTTTTTCCTCGCTGTCGAAAAATACAGGTAAATTAGGAGTGTGCCCCTGTAATAATCTAAGGCAGTGATTGATTTCACCCTCAATTCTAGCTGTTGTTTTTGCGTAGGAATAGAAATAGACACCATATGGAATGCCCAATCTCTCGCATTCACTCACGTTTCGACTCCATTGTTTATCGTCTTGTGATGCCATATCTTGCCCATAACCGCAACGTATGATAACATAGTCTACAGCATTTTTTACTCTTTCAAAATCAATCACCCCATTATGATATGATATGTCAACTGCTTTTTTTACACTCATTTTTAATCCTCCTTTTTCTGTTCAAATGTGTCACAAATGCGCTGTAGCGCAAGTGTATTGTTATTCACTGCTTCTGTGATATCTGACATTTCCTGTTTGTGTGATTCGTTTAGTTTGTCCATGCGTGCGTCATTCTTATCTTCACGATATTTCACGTACCACATAGAAGCAATTGCTACAACTGTAGGCAAGCCCAACGTGTTAATAGCTGTCATGATTTCTTGCATGATATCACCTCCTTTTTTCTATCATAACACAAATAACAATATTTGTAAATAAAAATGTTTCACGTGAAACATTGTTCGCGTGAAACATTTTGTGTACGTTACAAAATAATCGAATCAAAGGGAACGCAAAGCCAAAAATTGATATCAGACTACTTGTCTATGTGCGTGTATATCAACTACAGTGCTCGTATTATTTTGGGTACGATAATATGATATCATATATTATTTAAAATGTCAATGTTTCACGTGAAACATTAAAAAGATATGACATCAAATATCATGTTCTTGCATTCCAAATTTTCAAACAAAAGTAAACCTCTGTTAAAGTATTCCCGTAACATCGTAACGATATAATGGGTCGAGTTGACACGAATAGCCGTGTTATCTATGACATCTGTTTTAGTAAAACATATCCGCGTGGGGAAGCTATCATCTGCACCTGTTGACACGTATAGACACACATCGTATTTTCTGACATTATACAAATTATCATTGTACTTAATAGTGCAAATATATCGTGACTGTCCTGAGGGTTTACCTATCAAACATTCATTATCATTTAAATATTTATTTTCGCTCGCGTATTCGTTATAGCCAGCACCTCGAAAAGCTCGCGCAATAGCGCTTTCCTTATATGCTGTTGACGCACTTTCATTATAAGTTCTTTCAAATACCCAACCGTCACCGCGTAAAAATTTGGTGTCTCTCTTTAACATTTTATTGATTCCAAATACGCTATAATAAGGGTTTAGCAATGAAACCGTATTCGATGCCATATATAGCATTACTCTCCTGTGCTGTTTACCATGACCAGAACTGATAGTTGTAAGCAATGATAAAAGTTTATTTACCTCATTTGGCAAATAGATATTATCCTCGTCTTGATACTCGTCAAAAAACACGGAACGGATATTGACGAATAACCCACGCATTTTTTTATACTTTCTCGCAACCGACAAAGCTAAACAATAACCGCATGGCTCTTCATTGATAAATAACTGCACCAACGCGCCACGCATTAAGCTTTTTTCCGTCATGACATAGCCGTCAAATTTTTCCGCAATATCTCCAAAATAGGTGTCGGCACAGTTCTTCATATCAACAACATTTCTATATAAATAAATAAACTGATTTTCAGGTCGGTATTTATCTTTTAAAAAATCCGAAACTTGTCTACATTTAATCGAATAACTTTTACCCGCTGTTCTGTTCCCGTCCACAATATAAATATCTGGTGTATTCCCGTATTTATCTTTCATAGTTAATAATCGCTCACAATGATAATAACCATCATCAATCATTTTAGCACCTCCATTCATGTTTCACGTGAAACATTTATTTTATAAAAGAGGTGACATATAGCCACCTCTTTAGAAGAAGAGAATTAAAATGGTATTCCCACGACATCATATTATAAATTTGACACGTCTAAGGTGCAATTAATATAATCGCGTCCTGCTTTTGTCTTTCCGCTAATTTTAACAATGGAAAATTTTTCCCCCTCCATCACGTTTTCAATGTCTTTCAAAGACTGTCTAAAAGTTGCAGACTGCCCTGAATATACTTTTTTGTCAGGTGTGATAATACTCACAAGCTCCTGCATATCTCCATTATCCTTAATATCATCAAAGATAAGATATCCATCAACTGGGATAGACTCTCCATCAGCGATATTTTTTAAGGGTTCAATGTCAGGCGCTGTGGTCATAAGATACTTCTCGACCTTTGTAAACTCTCTACTCATTTCTTTAATTTCTACCATAATTCTTTACCTCCTGTTTTCCTGTTAATCTTCCTTTTTCATTTCCTGCAACTCTGCTTCGGTAACAATTTTTTCGCTCTTGACATCTGAATTAAGCAAGAACTGCTCATCTGTCATTGCGCGTCTTTCCAGTTTAAACTTAATGTCTAATATGGAAACAATGTCTCCATTGTACTGCTTTTCAATCAAGATTTCCGCTTTATCCCTTGTCTTACAGTTTGGTAATTTCTCGTCAAAGCAATCTTTCTTGATTTCTCCTGTCTCTTTGTCCTTGTAGATTCTTTCTACAGAAACCTCCGCTGTGACTAATGTCCTTGTAAACATCTTGTTTTCCTCCTTTTTTCTGTTTCTTTGAGTGTGAATTGCAATGTAATATGTTTTATTTATTACATTATTATAATAGCATAACAACTAAATATAGTCAAGTATTATATTATAATTTTTTTATCTTTTTGAGCATGGATATTAAAGTCTTTATTTCTTAATACAATCCCTCCTTTTACACGCTCTGCTTTTAAGTTACAACTCTCCATACTAAGACCTGTGGATAGTTCAGATATATTTTTTCCCTCCTCTATAAATTTACGCTTGGCTTGACTACTCATGCCACAGGCTTTAATATCAAGATAAGATTCACAAGGCACATGGTTCTCTTCAACTATATGCTCTGCATACGTCTTTTGTCGCTCATAATATGCAAAATCAAATGTGCTTTCACATTTCCAACAACAAAAATTTGTCGGGTGTTCTACTACCTTGTTCGCTTTATCAAGTCCAATCAGATGAATCGAATCTGTGTCAGCATAACAAAAGCGGTCATAATTAGCCATAGCGTGACGAATTGTAAAATTCATGGCATATGATGTAATAGCGCTACCAATAGGGATATAGCCTACTTTCTTTTCATGCTCTTCATGCAGAATAAATCTAATGATACCGTCGTCGTCAAGATAAGGCTCTTTATAAGATGAATTGTCTGACATGGCAAATTTCCCGTAGAGATTATTCAAAAAGAGTTTTGCTTTTTGCCTTTTAAACCCTTTTGAGGTTCTCTTTTCTTCACCGTATTTATCTATATATTCATCAAAAAACCCCTCTCTAGCGTAAAACCATATATAATCATAGATAACCAAGTCATAAATATCGTAGGTTTCTTGGAATAACTCCCAGTCAGTGCAAGTCATAATCAGAGTGACATTAGTATCATGCATCTGACCATCAATATCGCGATAATACCGATAATATTCACCCTTATATCTGACGTTCGAGCTATATAGATTTTCATTCGATTTATATAACGCACTCTGTCTAATATGTAGCCATGGGAACGCTCCTTTTTTAAGTTGAAAACGACAATTGAATCGGATAAAAAAATATTTATTAGTAGAGCTTATAAGTTCATCGGGTGGCGCTCCTCTGTGGTATTCCCCGTGTCCAAACGGGTATTTGTTGCCACTTATACTATGCATCATGGACGGATACAGAGAATTTACGTCATATACCAAACCCTCACCCACTACCATGTGAGCGTATTGGGGGTTTACATAGCACCAGCCCCCATGATATGATTTATGGACATAGTCCCACTGATTCCATACGTCTGTTATTGATTCATCTAGGTAATCTTCTCTGATATCGGGGAATAACTTATCGTATTGTTTACCATCATAAAAACCTTTAAATTCTGATAGACAACACGAGCCTATCGTTAGTTTATCATGCTTTTCGTTGAACATCATCTCTAAGGCTTCCTTTAAAACTAGCACGTCATTTTCAATATATTTCTTCTCACTTTCAGATATATCACAATATGCGTACCTTTCTCCCTCGTATTCCATGTCTAATTTTTGATGTCTTGTACCAAATGATTTCCCGATATTTTTTAATGATGATGGCATAAGTTTTAAAGAGTTACGAATTTCTAAAAAAGTCTTATTCCATTTGAGTTTAATCCAATACCATGACCCCATATCAGAAATACAGGTTTGGAACTCTTTTGATTTCATCGCTTTATCTTTACAGTGCACCCAACGCCACCCCTCTCTTAACAAAAAATCCACGATAAAAGAACCGTCAAAAGCAAGATTATGAAAGTATAACACATTGTTACCTTTCATCGTCAAAAACCTGTTTAAAAAATCTCTTATCGAATGCGTTATAGTAACAGTTTCACTTTCATCGTATAAAGCCACGTCAGCACCCGACCAAACCTCTGTACTATCTTGTTTTTTACCTTTTTCTTGCTCTACTTTTTCACCCCATACAGTTGTTTCAAAGTCACACGCCCAAAAAGTGATGTTCTTTTTCCGTGGCATTATATTCACCCCTTTTATTCTTTTTCAATAACAATATCCTGTTCTTGTAAAAATTCTTGAAAATCTTCTGTAGAACTAAGAACGCCCATTCTTTGCAAAATATTCCAAAACACAGCGTCAACCGTAGCTTTATCCATGTATGGCTCTGTTGGAAATGCTTCTGGTTCTTTTGCGTATGTATATGCAAATAGTGCCCTTTCTTTATTTGACGCGTTAGCCAATAAAGCATCTGTTTTTTGTCTTAACCAATATGCTGTTTTTGGCACAAAACTTTCTAATGAATCATACCATGAATCAATAATAGCTTCATAGTCTAATACAGGTGTTGTTTCAATAACTATTATACCCGTCCTTTGTAGCTTTTTCAATTCTTCAACCGTAGTATAACCTTGTATTCTAGCATATTCCTGTTCTTGCGGAGTTAATTTTATAAAAACTCTGTTTCTTTCAAGAGCGTGTTTACGTCCATATTCTTTAGAAGCTATAACCTCGCCAGTAAGCATATCAACAACCGTTGCATTTTTTCGTATTTCTTTTGCAATCTGCTTTTTAATTCTATCAATAGAAGCTTGCGTTGGATTTTTTACTCGCTTAATTCTCTGTACTTGTACACCTTGTTTTTGCTGATTTCTAACACGTGCTAGATATTTAGTGTATTCATGGGAATATTCTTTTTGAATAATCTCGGCTTTTGTTTGTTTCTTTTTTCTACGCTTATTTGCCATCTTTTAATCTCCCTCCTTTTGTACTTTTCTTAATAGTAAGCCGTGAGGGACACGAGTGTACTCGATACTGTCTCCTGGGTGTATATCTAAATCGCGTATGGCTTCTTTTGGTATCATGACGCGAGCGGTGTAACCGCCTGTGCCTCCTTTTGTAAACATTACTTTGTAGCGCAACAATTGATTTGTTAATTTTGCCATGTTCTTTCCTCCTTATAAAAGATTGAAAACTTTCCATGTGAACTGTGAAAAGTGCTCTGCTATGAATGATACAGAAGATAAGAAAAGATATAGTAAAAATGTTGCCATAATAATGACAGATAAAACACCTAAGAAAGAGGATATCTTTTCTAATTTGGTGTATGGTTCTTTTTCTTCTTCTGTAGGTGTATGTCTTTTTATCCAGTCAATTTCGCTTTCATGTGGTGTTTCACGTGAAACATTATTGGCGTCTGGTTTGTTAAGACTAACTGTCTCTATATAGTCTTTAATTCCATCTGACGGATTGGCGTAGCTACGTCCATCAAAACCAACATAAATGTTTTTATTAGTATACAAATTTTCTACCCAATACGGAGGGTCTACAAATAAGGCTATGTAATTGTTCAGTGAATTTTCAGTGTGAAAGTCATGAATTTCTACGCCAAAATCAGTGATATTGTGCAATCTGTATTGAATCATTTATTTTTCCTCCTTTGAATAATATCTTTTTTCCCAACAATTACACAATTCACGCAATTTATTTTCTTCATTATCTCTCTCGTCCTCTGTGAAGTCTGATAGCTCTAAAAAGGCAGATAGTCTGCCAATTTGCATAGCCACTGCCACTAAAGATTTATCGTATAAACCTAGCTCTATATCTTGTTTACATAATTCATACGCTATTTTATATTTCTCATTCATCATCATTTTTTATTCCTCCTTTTTAACATAAATCATCTATACTATTATTAACAAACTCTAATTTCTCACATACAAATTTCTTACAATATAATCTACCATCACTTGTTACAATAAAAATATCACTAATATGTGTAGACGCATCTTCGATAAAATATACAATCACGTCAAATAATTTATCGTCTAATGATAATGTTGTGTGCAATGTCTCATTTGCTTTATCTTTTAAATAATCAATAAAACCATCAACAGTGCTAGACTTCATAATATCACAAAGTTCCTTACCAAAGCTATCCCATATTTTTTTCGTCATATTTAATCTTCATTTTTATTCCTCCTTTTCATAGTATCTTTTTTCCCAACAAGCATATAATTCACGTAGTCTGTTTTCTTCATTATCTCGCTCTACATCTGTAAAGTCTGATAACTCTAAATAGGCTGATATCCTACCCATTTGCATTATGAAAGTTACTAAAGCTTTATCATACTTCCCTAACTCAATGTCTTGTTTAAATGTGTCATAAAATAATTGATACTTTTCATTCATTATTTTTTTCCCTCCTTATATT